TCGAACGGCTCTCTGGTGACATAGGATGCGCTCACAGGGCTACTCATCGCGTTCAGCGTAGTCACAATGTTGGCAGCGATCGATTCGCGGAGGCTCATTTCATCAATTCCTTACGGAAGAAGGTAGCAAGGCGTTTGGCTTCGGCCTGATTGAATCCGAAGAATGGGCGCTTGCGGTTATTCCATGCGGCCTTTGCTGCTTCCTCGCGGCGGGAAAACATGATCTTTGCGGAATTGCCGGATGCCTCAGTAATCATTGCACCGAGCATATTTCCGCGAACCATGAGATTCACAACGCCAGAGGGATCGCCAGAGAATGCGCGAGTTACCTTGCCAGCAGGCCAGCCTTCAGCCTTGCGCTTGGCGTAGGAAGGAACATAGGGCGCAAACTTGCCCATATAACCGACACCCTTTTCTGTGCGTTCCTTAATGATCTGAACGCCGAGCAAAGCCGTCCGACTGAGAGGCTTTTGCAGGCTCCCAATATCAGGCAGCTTCGGCAGTTCAATCGTGATATTCATCGGAACAAGCGTCCAGAATGGCGCGATTTCTTTTCTTCATTCGTTACCGTGCCATCGTCGTCTGAATCGTACTCAACGCCATCGCGGAATACTCGATCCATTTCTTCGCCGTAGCGGGCGCGGTAGAAATCAATCATGTTTTGGAAGCGGTCGCCATCGACCCAGTTCGTAAGCTGCGGGAGAGCGTATCTCCACAGAACGAGGTAGGCGGCTGCTCGCGTCCATTGGGAATCTGTAAGGAGGGTCGGATCAAGTTCGCCGGAGAATCCGGTCTTGTCCCACCAGTTGATGCGGATCTCGCGCTCGATGTCGGCCTGGGCTTTAGCGTGTTCGTCCGTAAACGAGGCAATGCCGAGGCTCAGAATGTCCGGCAAGAGATCGGTCAGGTCTGAATCGGTAGAGAATGCCATTACCATTTCACCTTTGCAGCCCAGAAGAGCGGCGAGAATTCATCTGCTTTCTTTAGGTTATCACCGTGGCGAGCGTACCAGTTCCGGCGGGTTTCTCTCGCCTTGCTGCTTTCGCCTTTTTTAGGGGGATAGGTCTTTGCGCCCTGTGCGCCAAACCGAACCAGCTTCACCTTTTCGCCCTTCTTTACGAGAACAGCGTGGCTTTTGGTCGGATGCTTCGGGGTGCGCTTCGGCTTGTTATAGCCTGCGAACCTTTGCCCTCTGTATGTGATAGCCATGTGTAGAAAAACCCAGCCCCCTTTCGGGGGCCAGGTTATCAGGGCTTAGAGGCCTGCGTCGAAGTACATTTCTACGCCGTAGGAATCATCCAACTCGCCAACACCGTAGATGGCAGTTGCATTCAATTCCCAAGCACGCAGAGATGCGTCACGCTGGTACTCGATGTTGAAGTCACGCTTCATAGCGATAGCGAATGCTTCAGGTGCGAATACAGCGCCCTTCGCGTCGCCAGAACCGTCTACGCTCACATTAGCGGATTCGTAGATGTCGATGCCAGCGATCGTGCCAACATAACCAGAACGCATTGCTTCATTCTGGAGATCACCACCGTTCGGGTTAGCGAAGGTGTTGGTCAAGTTAGCCTTCAGAGCGTAGGTCTGATACGGATGGAAAACACCAACCAGACGGCCCGGAGCCTTGTTAGCACGCAGGGTAGCTGCTGCCTGGAACAAGTAAGCTGCGGTCAGTTCGGTAGTGGTTGAACCCAGAGAGGTAGACAGACCATCGAACAGAGCGATGATGTCGGTGTCGATCTTGGTAGCGATAGAGTTACCCAGAACAGTACCGAGTTCTTCAGCCGGGTTGCCAGCGCCCATAGCAGCGAGGTCAGTCAGAACAACCTGCGCACCTACTTCAGCAACGCTGATAGAAACGCTAGAAGTTGAAACTGCGGTGCTGCTCATGTCAGAACCTTCAGTCAAAGCAGCGGCAGAAACAGCCGGATACTTCGGAACCTGAATGGTCTTGCCAGCTTCGTTGCCAATGTTGTACATGGTAACGAGGCCCATCATGAGGGACTGCTCTTCGGCGGTGAAACGCGCCTGAGCAACGATATTGACGAACAGGTCGTCAAGAGTGCTAGTAGTAGTTGCGGCCATGATTGGCTCCTTTCAAAAGATTACAGAGTGGATTATTTTGCTCGCTTCATTGCAGCAAAGGCTTCTTTTCCGCCATTGTTCCAATTCGCGACCATATCAGCCACAGATGCAGGCTTCTGTGTAGAGCCACCAGCATTGCCCTTGCTTCCTGTGCCTCCAGCGGAAGCACGAACGAAATGCGGGTTTGCCGTAAGGAACTCCTCAACAAGTTCCCCAACCGTTAAGGATTCACCGGAATCGTTATAACGAGGGGAGCCATTACCGTCAAGGACTTCAACATGACCGTCGTCTGCTAAACGGATCTTATTGCGCAGTAATGCGCTCACCTGCTCAGGAGAAACGGCGTTGTTGCGGACAGCGGCATTCATTACTTCGCCATCGATCAGAGTCGAATGCAGTTTGGAGCGAAGTGTCTGAATTTCGTTATCCTTCTTTTCCGCAGTCTTTTTGAGGATGGCCTCAAACTCTCCACGCTCTTTCTGGCGCTCAAGTTCTGCGGCTTCCTTTTCCTCAAGCAATCTGCGCGCCTCATTCAAGTCCACGCCTTCGATTTGCTTCTCAAACTTCTTGCGCTCACGCGCCAGCCGTTGTTCTACAATTCTCTCGACTTCAGACTGTGAAAAGGACTTTTCCGAATGACTTTCCTGAATTTCAGCCGTCGCTTCGGTTTCAACGGTTTCCATGATTTCATCGCTCATGTTGCGTGCCTCCTAAGGAGTGGTGTGGGGAAACTATTTCTTGCGCTTTTTCTGTGTAGACGGAACCCATCCCGTTTTCCGTAGCGTGCCGTAGACATAGGCATCGCAGCGCTGCTGGCCCCATCCGCGTTTCTTGCAGACGGCCTTTAATTCTCTTTCAAGTGCTTTAGGCATGGTTATTCCTCAACGATTGGAAGCCAATGATGGCGGCAGTTATAACCACCTCGGACAATGAATGGATCGCCTGGGGCTTTCCCTTGCCATTCATTCGTTGCCCACATTTCGCGGATCTCATCTTCCGTGTAAGTCTTTCCAGCGTGTTTTCTGCACCAATCGCGGGAATCGAATATCACTGAGCCGTAATACTTATATCTCTCGGCCCCTGCCTCTTTGCCAGCATTCACCACAATCGATGAATCAAACTGCATGAGGGAATCGTGAATCATCTGCCCCGCATATCTGCGTAAATTATTGCCCACTCGATCGCGGGCGTATAGGGTGTGTAGCTTTCTTATAGCTTCGGCTTGCTCATCTCCAGTAGCATTGCGAGCAATATCAACAAGACGATTTGCTTCAGCAGAATCGGATTCGATAAAAACACCGTTGATAGCATGGCGAAGGGTCTTGATTGATTCAGAGATTGGTCGGCCAGTCAGCGTATTCTGGTAGATCTCATTTGCCATGATGTCGAGATACTGCGCTCCGATTGCTTCAAAGCCCTGGAATGATAGGCGCTTGAGGCTGCGGATTACTTCTGGCGAGATCTCAGTAAATATCTTGAACTCACCGAGCATCGTCTGGGCGGATGCTGCGGCAAGATCATATTCCTCGATTATTGTCTGAATTTCGGCAAGGTATTCTTGCTCAAGAACCGACTGAATTTGAGCGCGAGCCGAGATAGCCCACTCAAGATCAAATAGATCGCCAGCTTTAGTAGGCGCAGAGGAAACGATCCCCACGACCCTTTCTTCCAGACGGCGTAAAGCAGCTTGAAGGCGCTCTTCATGTGAGGCTCCTAGTCTTTCAATGATCCTAGCGTGATCAATCTCTGCGGCCATTAAAACTGTCCGAGAACCTGATTCGTGCTATCAATCTCAGCATGGGCGCGGGCTAGTTCCTCATCGTCCAGAACCAGGTCGGCGATCATCTTGTCCACTTCCTTCAGGAAGGTGTTAGAGCGCACGCCAGAGGCCTTCGCCTGCTGCAAGTAAGCCAGTTCGTTCGGGTAGTCGCGAATATCGAAGCTGTCTGCGTAGTACACCTCGACATCCGGCATAACACCCTGCCAGATACAGAACAATTCCCAAAGCTGCTCTTCGGCCAGTTCGAGAATATCAGCCTTTTCTGATAGGCGGGCATTCAATAGCTGGAACTCGGTTTGCAGGGCAACGCCGGACTTGGTTTGTGCTTCTGTGCCGCGTACTGCACCCATGTGAGCCATGCGGTTGATTGCCTCGACCTTATCCATGATTGCAGCGCGTACTGCGTCCAGATTGCCTCCGTTTGGCTGGATCTGATACGGCTTCAGGTTCGCATCCAGTTCGTCTGGGATGTTGATGACTGAACCAGCGCCAGCAGATGCGTCGGTGGAATAAGTCTTAACCAGAGTCGGGTGATTCGAGATGCGGATCAGTTGCTCGATCTCGCTCAATTCCTGATAGATCGCCTGCTGCATATAAGCAATATCGGTGAGGTCTGAAATGCCGATACCGCGAATCACAGAGCGGTTGGCTGGCAGGAATACGGCTGGAATCTTGCCGATCGGGTTTTCCATCGTTTCAACCAGGCGCTCAGTTTCGTTCTCTACCTCGTAGATCGATACCTCTTCCTCAGTCCAGACGCGGAAGAAGGCGCGTGTATTCACATTGTCAATACGCTCGATGGACTCACGCAGCTTGAGGTAGGTCAGCTTGAAGCGGCCAGACTCGGTGCGCTCGTAACGCCAGTCGAACACATTTTCGGGTGTAAATAGGTTGATATATGGGCGGATGCCCTGCTCAAGTTCCTCAGCGCGAGTGCCAGCGGTAGATTTCGGCTTGTCCAGCAGGAGCCATACATGGCCGTAGACCGAGGCCCAAATCTGGGCTTCCTTCATAAACGCATTGAAGCTGCGGCCATCAAGATCGCAATCCTTCAGGAATGGATCGAGGGCGACATTGCCATCAAGAGAGTTGAAGCTGCGGGTCGGCGGAATGCGCCAGAGATAGGAGGAATAGATGTGGACGATATTGCGACAGTGGTTGTCGATCGGGGTCAGCGAGATTCGGCGCTGATATTCGTCGTTGTCCTCGTTGATGTATTTGGTCAAATACCCGCCATCTTTGTAATCCTGGCCTCCCATGTAAGACCGCAGAAAGAACTCCCAGCGGTTTTCGTGATCGGCATATTCGGGATGGGTGTAGGTAATCGTATCCATATTATGTCCACCGGGTCGGTTGTTCGGCCTCATAGCGCCTGCGGATTGGGTATAAGAATTCTACCATGTACCCAAGCGCATCGTTCATGTGGTCAAAGCCAGACTCTTTGTCGGGCTGGCTTGTCCCTTCTTTGTAGGTCTGGCGTTCAAGGCTGGAGATTGTCTTTTTGCACTTCGGGGTAACGAAAAGATTTCTCTTGCCATCTGCCGACAATAGACGCGAATTTACTGCGTTGATGCGGTCGCGTACAGAAGGGTGAGCATTTCGTACATACACGCTAAAGCCTGCGTTCTGCAAGATGCTGAGATCAGTGCGTCCGCCAGCAGAGGTCTTGCGCTGCCGTGAAGCCGGATCTGGATAGATCGAGATACGGTTGTTCGGGTATCGAGTCTTGATCTCGTCCACCATTTCATCGGTGTTGGAACCGAACAGGACTATCTCATCAATGACGGTGATCGCTTGCCCCTGGCGAATGGCAACAACGGCAGACATAGGATCAATATTGAAATCAAGACCAATAAAGAGGTCATGGCTCCCAGGAGCAATATCAGGAGCCACAGACTGCTCGCGGCTAAAGTTGTAGTAAATGATGCCAGCGTAGTTGACAAAGGCTGCCTCGAATTCCTGCTTGAATGTGCGCTCATCAAGATCTCGTCTTGCTGATTCGATTTCCTCTGCGGATACATTGCCACCTTGAAGCGTGGTGAACTGGAAACTGCTCCAGCCCTTTTCGCCATCGATGCCTTTAGTCCAGAGGTCGTAGAAGTGATTTCGGCCTTTCGGCGTACCGATCCAGATAGCATTCCCTTCACGGTCTGCGAGGGAAGGTCGTAGTACTTCCGTCCAGGCCTGCGGCTTCATGTCTGCAAACTCGTCCATGATGCAGAAGTCGAGAGCGCGGCCACGCAGGGAATCGGGATGTTCTGCCCCTTTGAGGGAGATCGTGCTGCCGTTTAGCAGGTTAATGCTAAGACTTGTTTCGTTTTTCTTGTCGATGTATTCCTGCGGGATGATCTGCATGAGCATACCCCAGGCGATTTCCTTCGCAGCTTTGTAGGTCGGGGCAACATACCAGCAGTTCTTGCCTTTCCCGTCGAGAGCGGCCCTGAGTAGTTCTACCGTAGCCAAGTGAGTCTTTCCGAATCTGCGGCCTGCTACCACAACGCGGAATCTGCTCTCATCGAGGAAGATTTCACTTTGGGGTTGCGTCAACAACATTGATGGTCAGCGGTGGCAGTTCTTTGTGTTCTGTTTCGATCTTGTCGGTCTGGCCTAGCCAGTTCTTGCCTAGCCATACGAGCATTGTCTTGTCGCCTTCCATTGCCGTTTCGTACTGCTTGCGGCGCAGGGACATCTTGCCGTTCACGCTTCTTTGACGGTAATACTCCGAAAAACCAAAGCCCTTATCTTCCTTCAGGCGGTTATTCAGGGTGTCGTAGTCCATCCCTTGTAGGGCTGCACATTCCTCTCCGGTACACATGATCTCGCAAGAAGCGTCCAGGAGGTCGTAGTCGATTTCCTTTCTGGGCCTTCCGCCCTTATTCACTTCTTGTGTCATCTTCCTGCACCACTTTGATTACCGAATTGAGGGCTACTAGGCGAATGAATGCGCTTCGCGTCATATTCGATTTTCGTGCATTGGCATCGATCTTTTCTAGTTCTTGCTTGGTCAGTTTGACATTGAACTGGATCGGTTTCTCGGTCATTCGAGCCTCCGTATAGAAACTGTGCAGATATTTTCTATCGGGCCTCGTATCAGCGTCAAGCGGTCTATCTGTGAATCATCTTCCCACACGCCAGCTTTGGTCAGGGAGTCCAAGACGGCTTTGCTGTAATTGTCCACATCGCGCCTTCTTCGATCCGGTGCGCATAGCAAGATAGTCACTTCCAATCGTTCTTCCAGCGGGATTGTTGTTACCCCTGCCGCATTCACGGAAATGCTTACAGCTTCGGCATATTCCCGGCCCTTCTTCGAGATAATCTGGGTACATAGATTGCCCCTCCTGATTGCTCGCCAATAACCGTTCACTGACGGTGGGAATGGTAGGTCTATTCGCATAAGCCATAGACGCTGCTGCACAAGGCAGGCTCTTCTTCTTTGCGGAACATATCAATCTCTCTGCCCCCTCTGCGGGTCTGGCTCCACTCCACCATTTCCCAAACCCCATCAAATCCGGTGTTATTCGGGAAGAAGGTTGCATGGTCACGCTTTGCAGGGTCTTTGACGATGGATTCCCACTCAGCAATTCGGTTGATTTCTTCTGGGAATCGTTTGCTGATCTCCAGCAGCTCATCCTTCCGGCAATGGATGCAGGGCATACAGCCCACTCGACCCATGCCCAATTCGTAGAGCGGATTGTGTTTCACCCCATGCTTGCGGTGCATGGCAAAGCAGTCGTCGGCAGTCCAATCCAGAATCGGGCGGTAATTCCACAAACCACCACCCACTTCTTCGAGTTCGTCTAGCTTGGCTCGGTTGATGGACTCATCCCTGCGGACTCCCTGCCATGAGTACACCTCGCCGCCTTCCTCTAGGATTGGCTCGTACACCTGCTCGATGATGGGGTTGCGCTTGAGTTCTTCAGAACAGAATCGGGCTTTGGTGCTGGGAAATCTGCCTTTCCAGATGCACAGGTCAAGGAATGGGTTGCCAGTAGGCTTCAGGGCAGCAATGGCTCGCTGTACTTTCTCTTCTGGCATCCCTTCTTCACGCCATTTGGTCGCCACAAATTCGGCTTTCTTGGCGATCTGCCTGCTGAAGTCAGCCTTGTACACCTCAATCGGCCAGACTTCCTCGCTCAAATACTTCACATAGTCGTAGGTCATCTGGTGTTCGTTGCCTGTATCGGCAAAGACAGCCCGCAGGTTTGGGGTTTCTTGCTCGATAGCAAGCAGGAGCAAGGCGGTTGAGTCCTTGCCCCCGCTAACTGAAACGATGTTATGACGCACGCTTTCTGCCAAGTTTGTATTCTGCGATTCGCTTGCCGTTCGGCAGGTCTTTCTGGATGGTAATGATGTTGTGTCCGCTATTTCGCAGGTCGTTGACCCTTGCAGCCAGGCGGAACACGCCTCCTTCTTTCAGAGCGTCCAGGGCAGTCAGCGGCCCCTGCTTCAGTCGAGAATAGACCCAGTTTGTTTGTGACATTCGATTCTCCTTTC